CTATATAAAGTACCAGTGGCGACTATTGGTGAGGACATATTATTCAACGGATATATGAACAGCTTGCCGTTTTCACTCTGATTATCAGAATTACTTGATTCACTTACTGCTAAGTGAGTATCATTTAAATCTATGGTTTGTCCAAAGCCATCAGCATATCCACCTCCGGTTAATTTTGTTGGAGTTGCAGAAAGATCTTGCGCATCAAACAAATATACTGCTCCGGTTTCAGGTTGATAACCAGGCGATGAATCTGCACCATATGCACCGATAGCAACGTGAGTGTCGGTCACTCTTATTTCACTTCCGAATTTATCTCCATACTCTGGATCTATACCATATAAATCAGTTTCATATTGTTCTGTATCAATATTCCACACATGAACCTTTCCTGATTCTGAATTCACACCCGATGTTTCAACACCACCTGTTTGATTTATTCTTGCAGTGTAGCTACCAATGAACAAATGAGTAGAGTTACATGCTAGCTCAGCACCAAATGCACCACTAGCTACTTCATTTGATGGCGGACTAATTAAAGTAGGTGCCGCAGATAGATCAGATAAATCATAAGCTTTCACTGGATTCTGTCCGACAAATATCTTATCGGCACTCATACACATGCTAAAATTTAAGCCGGGACTGCTTATCTCTGTAGGTGCAGAAGAAAGATCTTGCGTGTTGTAAACAAAAACTTTATCATTTACGTGATCGCTAATTGCAAGATATCTTCCGTTTGAATCTGATACCGCATTGTTACCAAAATGACTAGTGGTGCTATTTTCAATAGTCACAGGATCGGCATCGATATCCAGCACACTTCTAATGAATATTGAACGAGGGAAAGTGTTTGATCGTGTGACCCACTTCCCTACTGGTGGTCCTACGTATGGTGGGTTGTCTGCGTCTACGCCAGCAATTACTTGACCGGCATGAAACACCGCACCCGCTAAAATTTGATTTGCCATTTGTTCTAAATTCCTTTAAGTTTTATGCTAAGTCTTTGTCATGGTTGAGGCCGCCTTTCTTCTTCTTGACGATGAAAGCGTTAACCCTTGCCATTCCCCATTGTTGTGGTGTGGTGCCTGGGCGGTGACCCGTTTTCCATGCAGCAACCCCTCTATTATATACTTTACGCAAAGTGTCCGATGATATACCAGACTTCTTTGACTTCGCTGCAATACCGTCAGGACCTTCGCCCAAATCGATACTGTCGTATACTGAATATCGCTTTTCTTCAAGATAGTTCTTAAAAGATATCATGCCAATTTCCTTATCATTCCGGCAAGCACTTTTGCGTCAATATCTAGACTGAACTTGCGAATAGTATCAGCAGCGGCAAACTCAGGAGACTTATATTTACCTTTACCCATCTCACGTTTGATGTGTTGCGCTACTTTCTTATACTTGTCCTTATTTATAGTTTTTGAACCGACACGGTTCATCAAATCGGTCACCCAGTTCTCGAAGATATCTTCTTGTCCTGGAGTGTCTTTGAAGTACTTCTTACGTAACTTATCAGTCCCTTCATCACCCGCGCCGTGTTCTTCTGGAACACAGTCCGGTACCATCTTGTTACCCTTCTTCTTCATACCGACTTGCTTATAACCGTCCCAACAATCTTCGTCGTACATGTCTTTGAACGACTTAGTCCACTTAGATGGTTTGGTCTTTGCAGTCTTATCCCCTGGGGCAGGTTTGTATGCAGACGAATCATCATCGTCTTTCTTACCGTGCTTCTTGAAGTGCGCATCGCGCTTTGCTTTGGTGGACTTTTTCAGTCCAGCGTGGTATCGAGCAGGTTGTGTACCTTCGCGGTCTTTGATGTCTGGATCTTGTTTCTCAACAAGGTCGACAGCATCTAACCACTTTCGCATTTTCTTACCATCGTTAGTTTCAACGATGACATAGTTTGCCCCTAGAATGGATACAGTAGCAATCTCATCACTTTCTTTGATTACTACTGTATCACCAACTCCAAACAGTTCACCCGAAACATATTGTTCACGAGTTTCTGATACTGTTTCTAGTTCTAGGTGATTACGGAATTCGCTGGCTTCCTTGAGTCCCATACCTGTACGCACGTCGTTGAATAACTTACGTGTGTCTGGGTTTGACATAGACTTAGGAACGCCCTGAGAGAATGCAACGAAGTCATTCTTTGACGCGTTCTCTCTTTGTTTAGAGGCAGACATGCCCTCTACTCCAGCAGAATCTGGATCTCTCTTTCCTGCAGATACTACTTTGATGTTTTTAAAATTGTAAAAACCATGTCTTGCTTTCTGTCCGTTGTACTTGTTCAACAGGACTTCGAATTCTGTAATACGGTCTGCACCGACAACCATTGTGACTGACTTGTAACCTTGGTTGTACAGTGTGACCATTGCGTTGATAGCGGTCTTTACCGACTTATCAACCATGACATTTCGCGCATGTTTTGTAAACATCTTACGAGTGTGTTTTACTTTCTGTTCGTATGTGAGTGGATTCTTCTTGGCGTCCGAAGACTGCGACATGAAGATCTTATAGTCAGACTTACCAGACTTTACCGCCAAAGTGTCCATCACTTTGCCGTGTCCGACTGTAGGTGGGTTCATACGACCGAATGTAAAATATACTTCGCGTTCTTCTTCGACTAGGTATTGTGAGAAGTTCTTAATCACTTCTGTGCACCACCTTGTCGCTTGGCACGTTTGCGATCCATCTCTTGCTTACGCACCGTCTTGATTAGTTTACGAGCAGCTCTATCAATACGAGTCTTTACTGCGGGTTTATCTAATCTTTTTTCTATTTCTTTTTTACGAGATATAGTAAGATCACCCTTGGGAACTCCCTTAGTAATCTTCTTTAAGAATTGAGTTCGCGCTTGACGACGGGCACGTTTCTTCAACGTGTCCATGTTAGCAGTCTTTTTCTCTGCACGTTTTCTTGCCATCGCAATACGAGCTTTGTTTCGCTTCATGCGCATGCCAAGTTTACGTCGTTGAGACGCGTCTAATGCTTCCGAAGTGTCGATAGACGTTTTTCTTTTCTTTGCATTATATGCTAATTGTCCATCACCTGTCTGAGTGTAATCGACATTAACAAATTGTTTAAATGACATTGGTGCCATCTAAGTAATCCTCTATTGGTTTATTCCATGTTATCTACGGGCTGAATCCCAACCCTTTAATATATCGGATGAAAAGTTGTTGTATGAAAATTCCATACGGTCAACCAATTTCACCGCGTCACCACCAAGCGTATCAATTGCAACGTATCCTTCCTCACCAGTCACTTTGTAACCATTAGAAGTTTTCACGAAAGTATCAATCGATTTAAGTTTGTCTAAACTATTTATAAGCTTTAATTTCGCAACTACAATCAATTTTTGCAACTCAAACATTTTCACTAAGTTAATACGATTTTTAGTAGAGAAGAATGACATTTCATCTTTCATCTTTACCGTCCAATTGTCTTTACCACGTTGAGATTTCTTGCTTGCAATCTCTTTTTTGTAGTAAGCTTGTCTACTACTTATCAGTCCATTAACGTGCTTCGCAGAGTCTGGTAACAGTGTTCCCGCGCGAACAAACTTGTTATTATATGTCTCGATCGCTTGAGCGAAATCAGGGTTCTCTGCAACAGTTTTCAAAGTAGATGAAGCAGTCTGTTTGAAGAGCGTACCAATCTGTGACAATATATCGTTGACATCTTTAGTTTCACGTTCACTCATTGTCGCATTGGTCACGTCGGTCAGCATCGCATCTTGTGACCATACGTTGCGAGACTGTCGCAACTTACTGACATCAACACCGTAGTCCGCTTTCATGTTCTCAAAAGATGTACCAGTGTATGTTGTGTGCCATACGATACCGATCTTAGCAGCACGTACTTCTTTCGCTTGATCATAGGGTACCGCATATGCGATTGTGTTTGGGTGAAACACGCTGTACTTCTGACCGGCAATGGTCTTAGTAGTGACATCTCCGTCGCCGAATAAAAAGTCACCTTGTATGACACCCTTGATTCCTAGGGATGGTAAATACTTGAGTGCGTCTTTCAACTTAGAGTTTAGATCACCTGACGTGTCCGCGTCGATGTCCGCGTCGGTCTTGTAGACCTTTGGGTTCTTGTTGAAGATACCTTTCTTAGCAACGAAGAACTCGCCGTCTGACGGATCAGTACCACAGAAGATCGCAGGCGCGCCGTCCCACTTTACAGAGATGCGACCCTTTGATGTGCCAGATAGCATATCACGCAGTCCACGCAGGGCATTAATCGCCTGACGTGTGCCGTCAACTCCACCATAGAGGACTTTATCCTCGAGGTGCGTCATATGAGTGTTCTTCTGTTCGGTGATAAACTCTGCAAACTTTTCCATTACCATGCGCCTTGCGCTCCTTTCCTCTTAATGTACCAGATAGTACCGGACGAATCGGTGTCGGAATGTACTCTGTATTTGT